AAGGTTGAGGGTGGTCCTGAGAAGAACATTGTTTCTGAGTTTGATGGTCCAACTATCTTCAATGAGAAGATTACATCCTCTTCTGATGATGGTGTAGAATTGAAGTCCTTGTTTATGCAAGGTGAGAATAAGATCTCTAGAAAATATACAAACTCTCCATCTAAACCAACTATTGCTGGAAACCCAGGAGACATTGTTCTTAATTCTCAACCAGATAGTGGATCAACTCTTGGATGGGTTTATACGTCTGATGATATTTGGGAAGATTTTGGTCTTATTTCTGATCAAGGACTTGCTCTATCTAGAAACGTCGGAGTCACAACTGATGGTGCAAATTATGCTGGTATTGCAACCAACATTAACTTTGTAGGAACTGGTATTTCTATCACTGCTGGTGTTGATGCTAACTCTGGAGTTGGAACAATTACGTTCTTCTCTAGTTCTGTTGAACCTGAGTTCCTAATTGTTAGTGGTGTTTCTACTTTCAATGAAAACATTGTCTCTAATGAAACATTATTCTCTCAGGGTGGATTTATCGCAACAACAGGTGTTTCCACATTCTTTGATGATGCAGTCTTTAGAGAAGGTATTCAAGTATTCAACGGATTAGAAGCAGATTCTGCAACCCTCTCTGGTACACTTGTTGCTACTGAAGTAAACACGACTACATTCTCAAATGCAACTGCTAACTTCTCTGGAAGTATTTCTGCTGGTAGCACATCTGATGCTGCTGATAGAACAGTCAGAGTCCTTAGTGGAGATAATAACAATGCTGGATTTGAAGCCTATGGTGATGTCCAAGGAACTGGATATTTACGTGTAGGATCTAGAGCAGACAGAGGTGGTGGTGTATTCTTTAATGGAAATCTCTCTCCATCATTTGCTATCGATGAAGTTGCTGATACTGTTTCTTATTATAGAAGATCTGGTGGAATAAACTATGTGGTGTTCTCTCACCCATATAATAGTAGTACCGTATCTTTCTCTAGTGATGTAACACTTGCAGGAAATCTATCAACAGTTGATCTTACTGCTTCTGGTAATGCTTCTATTACAGGAAGTATTTCTACAGTAACGAACATTAACTCTACTGGTATTTCTACATTACCAACAGTTGCTTCAGATACAGTTACTGTTAACAGTAAGTTGTCTATTCTTGCTCCTGTTGAACAGAATGTTGTTGCACTAGGATCAACAACAGTTGTTGATTGTTCTCAAGGAAACTACTTCACAACAACAGTCAATGGTAACGTAGCATTTGAGTTTACAAATGTTCCAAGTGGAGTTGCATATGGCGTAACTATTGAAATTACTCACACTTCTGGTACAATTACATGGCCAACATCTGTTAAGTTCCCAGAAGATCAGGCTCCGCTCCTCTCAACGGGCAAGACACATCTCTTTATGCTAGTTACGGATGACGGTGGTGCTAGATTCAGAGCAGCAGCATTGTTTGACTTTGATGACTAGATCAGTTACAAAACTGTCCACTCACACCTCCACCTTCGGGTGGGGGTGTTATACTATGTGAGTAAATAGGAGGGTCATGTCTTCTCTGGAGAAACTATTATTTGTTGCATCCTTCATGTGTATGCTACAATGGGGAACCCGTGTAACTTCTGTCGCTATTAACTCTCTTTTGTGATATAATGAAGAAGAAATTTGTCTGCGTACATCCACTTTCTAGAAAAGCAAAAAATCGTTTCTCTAATGAGATGGACTTGTTTCATTCATGCAAAGTAGAGAATGAAGATAATGATATGCTTTTCTTAGCATCGTTAAATAGAAAATATTTCTTTTGGGTTCCGAAAGATGGTAATGAGCATTGGAGAGTTGAAAAATGAGTCTTGATAAAGGAGTTCCTAATCCACAAGAACTTAGGAATGCAGTGTATTGTAAAGTTCCTCATGGATATCAAATAGATCCTGAGGAAGATATTCTCATTCCTATGTTTCAAATACCAGTAGCTCATGTAAAGGTTAAAAACTGGGAGCAAAAGAAGAAACAACTTCTTTCATTATATAATAATACACAAGAGAATCAGATAATTGGTGATGATCCGTTTGATGTCTCAACAGATTATCATTATAAGGAAGGTGGTCAGTATAATGAAAGTATTAATAATATTTTAGACGAAGAACTTGCGGTTCTTGAAAATTTATTTTTAAGAACAGATCAATTCTGTGATGAATATAGAAACGAAATGGGTTCAGAAGATCTTAATGCTTATTTTTCGATATGTAACTCTTGGTTTGAAAAATCTAAAAAATTTCAAGCACATTATCCACATCATCATGGACCTACTGGGTATAGTTGTGTCCTTTATATTTTTTACGATAAAGAAGAACATACTCCAACTACTTTTTTGAATCCAAACTTAATTTCTAGTGTTGGTGGTCAATCGGATTGGACATTTGAAAATGCTCAAGAAGGATCACTTCTTTGCTGGCCATCACAAGTAATGCATTATACTCATCCAAACGGATCAGATAAAGAAAGAATGGTGCTTTCATTCAATATGTCTGTGTGTAGTGCAGACGGTCATCCTATCCTATAATATAATGATAAAAGAATCTCCCGAAGATAAATGTGGAATTTATTATTTCCCACCTCCATTTTTGTATTACTCTAAAGTTCATGATCATGAGAAAATTAAAGAAAAACTTTATTCGGAAATTGAACAAAATATAAAGGAGAGTAAAATTGAAAATAATTGGCCTTGTGATGTAATTTCTTCGTTTCATTTTGATGATGGAGAATTTCTTGTCGATAATGAAGACTTGATGAATGCTATTTGGGAAGCGTATAATCAATGTATTTCTTATCTTAAACAAGATCATTGGCTTGATGAAAGTCTAGCTGAAAAGTTCCATTATATGTCCATGGTTGATATTTGGTATAATAAATATGAAGTTGGAGGAAATCAAGAAATTCATAATCATAATAAATTCCCCATGTCTGGTATTTACTTTCTAGAAAATACTGGACTAGCGAATACAGTTTGGTGGTATGGTTCTAATAATATGTTTCCTGGAGGTCACAGTGATTATTTTTCTTTTAATCCTGATATTCTTGGTAACGATAACGTTATATCGCAAGTTGGTGAGGGATATATTGTTTTATTTCCTGGACCTTTGGCTCATTATGTTCCACACACAATGCATAAAAAGACAACAATATCTTTCAATTTTAGTTTTGAAGAATGAAAAAAGTCAGAGTTGTAAAGGAATTTGTATCTAAAAAAGATCTTAAGACACTAAATGATTGGTCTCTTAAAAACTATAGAGAGAACCCAAATCAGTATTATGATGCTCACATGGATCCTGATAACCCAAGGTCAAGATTTACAACCAGACTAGACAATGAGGTTGACCATATAGATGAGAATGTCTTTATAAAATATCCTAAAATAGCTTACAATATTCAAGATAGGATACGTGCTAAGTTTGAGTTGTGGGATCAAGATCGCCCCCCATCATTTGTTGATGGAATCGTCAATGGTATTGGTGTTCGTGATGGATATATTAAAGAACATATCGATCCTGTATATTTTCCTGGTACACATACCTTACACTGTAATGTTATTTCTCAGAAGTCAGACCATGGAGGTGTAACTATAATTGGTGGAGAGGAATATGATATTGATGTTGGTGATCTACTCTGCTATGTTGTTTCTGATGTAAAGCATAGAGTAACTAAAACAAAGGGAAATACAAATAGAATTCTTTGGGTATTTGGATTTTGCATAACACCAATAAAAATGAATGAAATGTTTTGGGATAGGTTTCAATTATGATTGGGAAACTGAGAAAGATATTTGATATATTGTTATATGAAGAACCAGATCTAACATGGGAGGAGGAAGTTCCATTATATGATTGGGTAAAGGGTATCAATGAAAGAATTGATAGAATAGAAGATAATCAAGTATATTTGAGAGGTGAGATACTAAGACTTGAAAAAAAGATCAATAGGGTGTACAATAAATAAAATGTCTATTTGGAGACTTATTTTATGTCCATCGAAGAAACAGGTAACGTTGATGTTACCATCAGTAGTCCTCTTCCTGCTGCAGAAACCGAATCAGTTTCTGAAACAGTTGTGGAAGAAGTCATCAAACAGTCTAAGTTTAGAGAGTCTTTAGTTGATTTTTCATCTGAAGTTTCAGCAGTTGTAAATTCTAATATGTCGGATAGAGATGCATTTGCAATATGTCGAAGACTCTTTCGAGAGTTAAGGATAGAGAAACAAAGATACTTTCCAGTTAAGAATGTAAAATCTAAGAATAAGAAACAAAGAAAAAGTAAAGGTAAGAAAAAGTAATTCATCTGATTATTATGAACATCTGGGAAATTAACAATATATCAAATATACATGAAGAGGATTTTGAAGACTCTAAAGTATATTGGATGGATGATTTTTATAAGTATCCAGATTTGGTTTTTGAGTACATAACCAGAGAGTCTCCACCTCTCTGGAAATGGGGCGATGATTGGGATGGTATAGAACATTCTAAAAACACTAAACACTTTGAAGATCGTAGATGGGATGGTATAAACGCTGAAGGAATTCATGTTCCCAATAATGCACTATCAAAAATATTCAATCAAACAACTAAGACTACAAATGAAGTAGTCACTAACCATACCAGATTTTTCACTGATTCAGAATCCATAAAGTATAATGATTACAAGAATAATTGGTGGTGGCCACACACAGATTCTGGATATAATGCTCTTGTATATCTGAATAAATCTGAAGATGGTACTTCATTTGGAACAAATTTATACAGACTTTGTGATGGTTTTTGGGAAAGAAGAGGAGGAGGGCATGAACATGCAAATCCATGGATTAGAAAAGACACAGGAGATTGTGAAAGAATTGCAGCATTTAAGTCAAAATATAATAGATTAGTTGCATTTGATGGTTATAGATATCAACATGGTATGAGTGTAGATGACGATAGATGGTTTTATGAAACTAGAGTAAATCAAGTTATGTTTTTTGATGACCCAGAAGATTTGAAAAAAGATCAGGAGAGTGAACAATGACCTATAATTCTTTACATTTTCATGGAGATAGCAGTCCTAGATCTGAAGAAGAAATTAATATAGAAGATTTTGGATCCGATTATATTTTTACCGATAAATGTTGGAAAGGATTTCCTCATGTTGATAATAATGAAATCATTCAGGATTGTTACGATGCTACGAGACACATTGAGGGAACAGATAGATCTAATATGGGTGGATGGCAGAGTGAAGTTAGACCACTAACCAGCAGTGTATTTAAGAGTTCTTTGAGGTATATCTATGATCTTGGATCCCATGCTGTAGAGTTTGCTAATCGCTGCATAAAAGATCTTCATCAAGATGCTGAGGCACACTTTACTATGAATTCCGCTCACCTGTGGGCAAATATAAACAAGGATCAATCCTATAACGTTCTTCATAGTCATCCAGGTGCAGACTTAATAGTTTTATATTACGCTTTATATGAAGGTCCTGATCAAGGAGTATTACGCTTAGTAAGATCTGATGGATCTAATCATACACAGACATATCACAATATTCCTAACTCAATGGAATATGAACCACAAGTAGAGCAGGGAGCATTTATTGCTTTTCCACCACATCTTCTTCATTATGTTACTCCTAACATCACAGGAAGAGATAGAATCTCTATTTCTTTCAATATGTCTGTGGATTATGAGACTTTTGACTGAATAAATAACAAAAAGTAATTACTTAGGATATAATGGCTGTATTAAATGTTGATGGTATTGTTTTTAGTAATGGAACTCAGATAGACAGCAGGTATGATATCATTCCTCAGAATTCTGTTACTGTGTTCTTTGAGTCTTCTGCTCCAACTGGATGGACAAAACTAACAACGCACGATAATAAAGCACTCAGAGTTGTTACTGGAACTGGCGGAGGTTTTGGTTCTGGTGGAACATCTGGCGGTGGTGGTAGTCCTTTTACATCAACATTTTCTCAGGTTCCTGTTACTGGAACAGTAACAGCTTCTGGAACAGTTGGTGGTCATACTTTAAGTATTTCAGAATTACCTTCTCACGCTCATGGAGCGGGTGATGCTATTGGTATCAATCCTCAACCTGGATCTGGAGTATCTGGTAGAGACTTAAATACTACTGGTCCAGTAACATCTTCTGTTGGTGGTGGTTCAGCACATACTCACCCATTTACAGGAAGTTCAGTACCATGGAGTGCAAATATAAATCTTGCTGTTCAATATATTGATGTGATTGTTTGTCGTTTTAACTAATCTGTAGAGGGAGCAAATAATATGTCTATTTTACAAGCAGATGGTTTAGAATTTGGTGATGGATCAATTCTTGAAAGTCTTTATGGAATAATTCCACAAAGTAAAAATATGGTTTTCTATCAGGCGGCAGCACCGACTGGATGGACAAAATTAACTCAAGTTTCTGCACCTGGAGACCTAGATGGATCTGCTATTAGAGTAACTAGCGGTTCTGGTGGATCAGTTGTTGGAACTACAGATTTTACAACAGCAATGCCTGCGAATTCAAAGGCATTTGATAGTGTTTCTCCAGCTATTGCAGCAGGAAGTGTCGGACCACATACATTAACTCTCACTGAATTAGCTACTCACGATCACCAAGTAGGAGCAAGAGAAGTAGATGATGGACCTCCTGCACCTACTGCATATCAAGCACCCGCACAGGCATCATATCCAGATAGAACACCATATACAGCTCAGAGAGCATATCAGCAACCTAGCGTATATCAACAACCAGTTATCTATCAGCAACCTGATGCTTATCAGCAACCTCAAACTAGACAAAGTATTGTACCTCAGCAGAACCCAGGTTTTTATCAACAACCTAATAATCCTCGCAACCAAATCCCCTATCAACAACCTCATTTCGTCAATAATCCAAATCAGTATACTCAAAACAGGCGAGTAGCACAACCTTCACCGAACCGCTCACCTACTACAACTAATGATAGAGGTCAAGTAAGTTTTCAGCAAACTAGATTTCAACCGAATCCTCAAAACAGGTGGTTTAGACAAAGGGTAGTAGCATTTCCACAAAATCCACGCGCTAATCCTGTAAATCGCCAGCGACCTGGAAACGTTCAAACCAACAAAAGACCTAACTCACGCCCAGATCGTCGCAGGCAAAGCCGCGCAAGAAGACAACCGAGATACCAACAACCATCAAACAAGCAGAAACCCAGAACCACTCAGGTACCGGAACGGATCTACGGTTTTTTCAGATCAAGAGTTCCCGATACACGCCAGCATCAGTTTAATGCACGGAGAACTGCTCCACTTCAAGGTCAAGGTCCTATTAGAGTGCCTCAACAAAGGCAAACAAAAATACAGCAAAACAGAGCACAAAACCGCAACGTGCAAAATATCACGCCAGCAAGAAGAACAATGCCTAGGCGTAATCCGATCCCATTTAGATCTGAGGTTCGCTTTAGAAATCCATCAACATTTAGACAACCATCAAACACAACTGTTACTGCTAATAAAAGAGTTACTGCAAATACTAATGTTAACGCAAATACCAATGTTCCTGTTCGTGTAACACAGGTATATCAACAAAGTAATGTTAACTATAGTACATATCCACAACCTTTGATTGTTCCTGGAGATCAAATTAGAGGTGATAATATCAATACTCCAAATACATCCAGCGTTGGTGGAGGTAATGCACATACACATCCATTTACTGGTGATGACTTTGGTCCTCAGATTAGTGCTCCTTCTGGATTTAATATGAGGGTACAATATATTGATGTTATTGTTTGCAGTTTCAATTAAATAAGTGTATAATTGAAAAACAAGTGAGGTAAATTATGGCGGCAGGCAAGTGGTGTCCTCTGATTCGTAAAGATTGTGTTGAACATAAGTGTGCATTTTACACTCATGTTATGGGACATAATCCTAATACTGGACAACCAGTAGATGAATGGGCATGTTCTATTCAATTTCTCCCTATGCTTTTGATTGAAAACTCTCAACAACAGCGAGGAACTGGTGCTGCTGTTGAATCATTTAGAAATGAAATGGTCAAGGCGAATCAGTCAAATATAAATATCCTTGAAGCAGCAGCAAATATGTTCTCTGCATCTCATCAGGTTCAAATCACAGATGAAACACCTGAACAAAAACTAATAACCGATTCTGATAAATAAAAACACTATTGGAGATAGTCAATAATGAAAGTCGTAGTAATTGTTCCTGATAGAAACATCACAGTAGACAACAAAATGTTGACTCTGAATGATGCTGAATGGACTTTTGATGATTCACATATTCATGCTATTCACTGGGATGAAACTTCTGGTGAATTAGAATTTGTTGATACATCTGAGAACTTAAGTCTCTCTTCGATCGTTATAGTTCAACCATATATTGATAAGTTTTTTGCAGAACTTCCGAAGATCGAAAAACTTCGTATGGAGAGAGAAGAGCAAGCACGGGCGGCAAGAGAGACTCGGGAGAATGAAATACAGGCACAGAAAAAAGAGCAAGAAAATATTCTTAGAAAAATTAGAGAGACTGCTGAAGAGAATAGACGACTAGAAGCAGAGTCTCGTTTTGCTAAACAAAGAGAAGATGCAGCAAAAGCAGAGAAAGCACAATTAGAAGATAAACTTCGTGTTGAAAAAGAATTAAATGAAAGAAAGCAGGCTAGAGAACAACTTGATGCAGAGATTGCAGCTAAGACTAGATTGTTTGATGAGGAAATAGAAGCAAGAACAAAATCTTTAGCCGAGGTTGAAGAATCTATTATTAAAAACCAACAGATCGCAGAGGATACTCTTAACGAACTCTCAAAAAAACTTTTCCAACAGAAAGGTGAACTGATGAGTCAGGTTAGTGATGAGAGAGCAGAATTAGATAAACAAAGACAAGAATTTATTTTACATCAAGAAGCAGCTAGAAAGGAACAAGAACTTTCAAATGAAATACTTGCTCAAGAATCTGAGGCGGTTAAAGAAAGGAGACAGAATGAAAATAAACACCAAGAGGTAGAGAATGCAAGACTAGAGGTTCTTGAAAAAGAACTTGAAAATGAAAGAGAAAGTTTACGACAATTATCTGAGATACAACATGAACAGTACGCTAAAGACAGAGATATTCTTGAAAAAGATAGAATACTTTGGAGTCAAGAAAACCGTGCTAGAGATGAAAGTATCCTACTAGAGATTCAGAGAGTCGAACAGGAAAAAAAACAATTAGAACTTGATAAGCATGAGTATGAAATGAAGGTGAAAGCATTTGATACTCAATTACAATATGAAAAAGATCTTATTGAGGCAAGGATGCGCGATGAATTAGCTCGTCGTACCGCAGTAGAAATAGCAGAAAGAGAAGAAGAAAAACTTGAAGATTTGGAAAAACATTCAATCTTAGCAAATAAATTAGACGAAATTATGTCTAAAACTGATCCCATGGATCTGTTTTCTTTGATGGGAGGAACTGCTCTTGATATTCAAGATCTACCAATAGCTAATATGATGGCTTTCTTCTCTCAACTTCACAGGATGCAAGAATTCTGTAAAAAGTACAATTTAACAATCAAAGATATTCAGGATAATGAAGAACTTGAAAACAAGTTTAAGGAATATCTTTATGATTTCGATACAAAGAAAGGACCTGAAGAAGATGATGATGATGGTGAGGATTGATCCTCTAAAAATTAACGATCTCTAAAGACTGGACTTATATTATGCGACAAGAACTTTTTGATAACAATTATATAATTTTAGAGGAATTCGTACCTCGGGATCAGGCAAAAATAATAGCAGAGAGATTCAAAACCGATTGTGAACGTGAGAATCTTCCTGGTGATGCACAGGCGGAAAATTCTCATAGTATATACAATTATAGACCAGCATTAGAACTTCTGTGTAACTCTACAAATAGAGTCTCAGAGGTTATTGATGAACCAGTTTTACCCACTTATACTTACGCAAGAGTATATAAAGAGGGTTCTGTACTGACTAAACACACAGATAGACCTTCATGTGAAATATCATTAACTCTTCATTTAGATGGTGATAAACCGTGGCCTATTTGGATAAAGAATAAAGAAGGTAAAAACGTATGTGCTGAGTTAAAACCAGGAGATGCGTTATTGTACCTTGGGTGTATTGCTCCTCACTGGAGAGATGAGTTCTTCGGTACTTGGTATGCTCAAATGTTTATGCACTATGTTAGATCAAATGGTCCTGCTGCTGAGTATTATTTTGATAAACTACATCCTACCGACATTGATAAGAGGCATGAACAACGCATCCAAACTGCGTTACATTATGAACATGAAACTGGCGAAAGATCATTGACTAATCAATATCTTAATGGTATGCTAGTAAGTAATAATGATTCCTCAGCAATAGACTGGGATTTTAATAAAAATGATGAGGATAAGGAGATGAAAACAAACATTTTAGATATTCTAGAACAAAAGAAACAAAATTTACAACAAAAGAAATCTGGTCTAATGAATAGACTGATTAAAGAAAAAGAACAGATCGAGACAAAATTGCATGAAGAAGTATCTACTTCTCATAAAGATTCTGTCTTTGTTAGGTTTAATGAACGAGAAAAACCTAAACAACAATCATCAAGTGTTCCTACATTAGATCACTTTGTTCGTGTTTATGAAAATGTTTTACCAGACAGAGTATGTGATGATATTCTAAATGAATATGTCACGACAGATTTATGGAGTCAGGCAATGACTGGTGGTGGTGCAGATGATACTGCTAGAAACTGTGATGTTATTGGTATTTCTAACAGAAATATCTTGGAGCAAAGTCCTAACATTAGAACAATGATAGATAAGTCACTCTTTAATTGTGTTGCAACTTTAATTAAAAAGTATGAATCAGACTGTGCTGGTAAAGAAGGTCTTTCTATCGCTCAGGACACAGGATACGAGCTATTGAGATATAGAGAGGGGCAATTTTATGTTCAACACACCGATCATTTTAAAGAAAATCCTAGAGTTGTATCATGCAGCATTTGTTTGAATGATGACTACGAGGGTGGTGAATTTGCTTTCTTTGATAGAAATAAAGTAATCAAACCAAAGAAAGGTAGCGCCATTATGTTCCCCTCCAGTTTCATGTTCCCTCATGAAGTTATGCCTGTAATTAGAGGTAATAGATATGCAATTATCACTTGGTTAGTATGAGAGAAACTTACAAAGATTTTATAGGCACTTATGAAGGAGCAGTTCCTGATGATTTTTGCAAAGAATTGATACACTTGCATAAAAATTCTGATGCAGATGAAAAATGGAACTCTGAAGAAAAGTATGGTGGAGCATCATACAGAAGAGATGAAGCACTGCAATTAGAAGATTATTCTCAACAACATACAGAGAGAGTTCAGAAATATGTTTTTGAATATCTTGAATTGTATAAGAAAAAATATTTTTCTTATCAAAACTGTAAACATCTAGAGTATTCTGCACCATTTATAAAAGTACAAAAAACTGAACCGCAGGGTGGGTATCATATCTGGCATTGTGAAGTTGATGCACTAGCAGATGTAACACGTTCTTTAGTTTGGATGATTTATTTGAATAACGTACCTAAAGGTGAAGGTGAGACTGAGTTTCTCTGGCAGGGTCTCAGAGTACAACCAACGAGGGGGACCTTGTTAATCTGGCCAGCACAGTTTACTCATACACATAGAGGCAACCCAGTTTATAGTTGCACAAAATATATTGCTACTGGATGGATTGAGTATGCAGATTTATACAATGGGAAAGTGGAAGAGATATATCAACCAGAAGATGGAGAGGGTGATTGGGCGTACAGAATTTGCGAAAATAATAGAGATGAGTTACAATTAAACAAACAAAAACCTTACAAACGTTTCACAGATCTTAATTAACATGGCGCTTTCCGAATCAGTAGAAGCTTCTCTTAAAGAAGCAGAATCAAATCTCCGCAATGCGTTAGCATATGCTGCACGTCAAGAACGTCCCATGGTTTGCGGAGTGATTGCAGAACTTATCAATAAGATTGATACTCTTCAAACCGTGGATTCTATTATGGATAAAGTAGAGAATCGGAAACCAGGAGATAGTGGATTATTCGGCAACTTTTTTACAGATGATGAATGAACCATAAAACAAATATAAAGAAACCAACATATTTGTTAGAGTTCCCGTATAATATACTATAGTTTGTGGGTGCTCCTATGAGTTTCAAACGAGACAAAAAATCTCTCAAAAAAGAAGAAATAAAATCTATGGAGAACGCTGTGAAAGATGCGGGAATAGGTGCTATTCATCCTGATAAGATGGAAGAATGGGCAGAACATTTGGTAAGAAAACTTGCAGAGGACAAAGAAGCATGTTAAATCAATTTACTGTTATTTTGAATAGTGATGGAACTTTCAACATTATGGTCGATGATAATTTAGTTCAGACTAATCTCCCAGCGTCTGAATTGAGTCAGGTTGCTATGGAGTTTCGTGAAAGTGTAACTAATATGATGCTTGCTGGAGATATTGTTAATGACTGAGGAGAGAGGAAGTTGGGTTCCGATTCTTATGTTTTTAGGAGTGATATTCTTCACTCTCTGCATCATCGTTGCTGGTTACTTTCATGGTCATATGGATGTAACTAAGGTCTATCACTCAATCACAAACTTTACATAACCAGTTGGCGAACCGTCCACCCTCTTGCCTAAGGGGGTTTTTTTGTGTATAATGGTTCTAACGACACGAACCAATGACTCTGACGCTTCGCCCCCATCAGACTCGCATCCTTGATCGTATGCGGAACTACAAGAAAGGTCAGATCATTGTTCCCACTGGTGGTGGTAAAACAATGTGTATGATTCAAGATACTGCACATTCGCAACAATCTAAGTGTGGTGTGACTACTGTTGTTGTTGCTCCTCGTATTCTCCTTGCAGAACAACTTTGCAGTGAATTTCTGGAAGTAATTGATACTGCGTATACACATGTGCTGCACGTTCACAGTGGTGAAACCCAGCACTATTCTACAACTAATGCAGACAAAATCCACCTGTTTGCTAGTCTTGCTCGCACTGCTGGTGAGAACCTGATTATCTTCACCACCTACAATTCGTTGCAGCGTATTGTTGATGCTGATATTGAAGTCAACGACATATACTTTGACGAGGCACACAACAGCGTAAAGAAGAACTTCTTCCCTGCTACTGAGTTCTTTGCAGAGAACGCAGATCGTTGCTATTTCTATACTGCAACTCCCAAACATTCTCTCACTCCTAAGAAACCAGGAATGAATTGGAGTGTTTATGGTCAAGTTCTGGTCAATGTTCCTGCTCCTGAGTTGGTCGAAGGTGGTTACATTCTTCCTCCCAAAGTTGTAGTCAAGCAACTGCCTATGATCAAAGGTCGTAAGGTTATGTTTGCTGATGATTGTGATAACCTGCTTGAGACTATTGATGATAACAACATCGACAAGACTCTGATCTGTGCTCGCACGACAAAGCAGATTATCAATCTTCTGACTCACTCTGATTTTTGCGTTGAACTTGCTTCGCGTGGTTATTCTTGGATGACGATTACATCTAAGACTGGTGCAATCATTGATGGTAAGAAAGTCAATCGTGAGCAATTCTTCGAGACTCTGAACACTTGGGGAAAAGATCCTGAGAAGAAG